GCAAACCTAATCCGTTTGTTGAGTTTGAAAATGCGTTTGGTTATCTGCCACCACCAACGTTATTGGATGAGTTTAATTATTGGATTGATAAAAGTCAATTTATTGAACCAGAAGCGATCATTTGTGAGGTAATCAAAAGAGCACGATTACAGTTACCTAGAAATCCATCAAGTTATGTTTCTAAGATTCTAAAAGATCTTCACAATTTAGGCTTATTCACCTTAGATGCCGTGAAGGAGTACAATCAGAAGTTCGATCAGAAAACAAAACAGAGAACAGGAAAAACAAAAGTGGTGGTAACAGAAAAACATGGTCGTGATATACCAGATGATTTTGTATTCGATATTAACGCAGGAGAGGATTGGCCATGATCGCAGAAAAGGCTTTGCTTGGTACGTTTCTAAAGCACAACTACTTACTGAAAGATACAACACTAAAGCCTGAACAGCTGGAGGAAATCCGTCATCAGAAGCTTCTTAAGATCATGCTGCAGCTCGCGAGAAAAGGGAAGCCCGTCGATGTTGTTACCTTATCGACGGCTCCCGAGTTAGAGCAACTTGGCGGCATCTCATACATTAACGAACTTGCTTCCTTTGCCGATGCCGAAAAAATTGAAGAATACGAGGAACTTGTTTTAGAAGCTTGGAAGGAACGGGAGAAAAACAATATTCTAACGCGAGCAATCCAAGAAGGATGGGAGATCGGGAAAGTCATCACATCGCTAGACGCGATCAACGAATCAAAGATGGACGATCATGCATCAATCACCGATATTCTTGCAGATATGTATGAAGCACCTTGGCGACCAGAGGAAAAGAAGCGTGGAGTGCCGACAGGTATTGTCCAACTTGACAGAACAACAAATGGATTCCAGGACGGAGAAGTGACTGTGATTGCAGCGCGGCCGTCGATGGGAAAAACGGATGTCATGATTCATCTAGCCAAACAGGCAGGATGGCAAGGACATCTACCCATTATCTTTTCGCTTGAAATGCCGAGCAGAAGCATCACGGACCGTCTGATTGCTTCTACGGGCCGATTCAATCGCATGAAGATGCGGAACCTTTATAAGGGTCTGACCGATGAACAGAAAAAAATGTGGCCGACCATTATTGGAAGAGTGGCGGACACTAACATTCAGATTTTTGACGGTGCCGGCCAAACCATCATGGAAATGAGAGCAAAAACAAGGAAAATGGTTCATAGTTTTCCAGGAAAAAAGCCTGTGATATTCATAGATTATTTGACTTTGATACGTCCAGCGAATTCTTACGGCGGCAGCGCGCATTTGCAAGTGACAGAAATATCAAAAAGCCTGAAAGCAATGGCAAAGGAATTCAATTGTCCGGTCATCACATTAGCGCAGCTGAATCGTTCAGTTGAACAACGAGCGGACAAGCGCCCGGTGATGTCCGATATTCGTGAATCAGGAAGCGTGGAACAAGACGCAGATCTCATCATCTTCCTATATCGCGAGAAGTACTACAACAAGGAAACGGACGACGACACACTAGAGCTTATCATCGCTAAAAACCGAAACGGCCCGGTTGGAACGGTTCGCGTTAAATACAACGAGCACACAGGAGAGATTATCGATGATTACGGTCAGAGAGCTGTATGAGGAGAGCATCCGATACGAGGAAAAGACACTAGCCCACTACATACTGCATTTGCTCCAGGAAGGGAAAGTGACCCTCGATGATGATGCTGACTCACTCGATTTTACAAAGGCCGATCATCAAAAAGTTGCACAGATGATTGAGCAAAATCAGCTTGGATTCAGTGATATAAAAATTTTCTCTCTCAAGTATGAGGAAGAACTTTTTGCATTCGTATTCGCGGTGAATGAAGAAGAAGCCATTCAGTTCTTCAGAAACACGTTTAAACGACACCCTTATAACTGTCATCAACAATTGATGGATTTCCCAATGACGCGAGGGCGTGAAACAGTCACGTTCCGCGACATAAAAAAGGAACACGAAAAATTCCCGGCGCTCGCTGGGGTTTACGAGAGGGGGAGATATAAATGGGCATCCTCTACGAAAAAGTTCAGCTCACACAGGAGATCAAAAAGCAGATAATCATTCGCCAACTGTTAGACATGGGAATCACGGAACATCAAGGTCAATCCATCTATGACTTGGACTACTACGCGTTGCGAAGGTTGCTTGTGACGAAGAAGCTATGATATACGCTCATTTTCGCCCGTACGGCGTTTTTCTTGCAGATGATCCATTTAGCGAGGTGAAAACAAGTGAATCTTTTAGAACATTACATTCAAGAAGTAATCAGCGTTGAACCGTATGAAGAAGATTGGACAAAAGAATTCGAAGAGAAGTTTTTGAAAATCAAAGTAATCACGAATTGTTACGGATGCGTCAAAGAACATGAAACGATTGAAACGGAAAAAGAGTGGGAAGAAGCGAAAGAGCGTGGTTATTTCATGTGGTGAACCGAATCTTAAAACCTAACACGCTCGTAAACCGCGTATTTTGGCTCATATGGCGTTTTTCTTGCAAGGGTAATAGGAAAGTACCGCAAAACCAGAAAAACGCCGTACAGGGCAAAATAAAGCGCCTAGCGAGGTGATGGGAATGGATGTGTGTCATCACAGCAGAATCAGATGTTGGGAGTGCGCGCGTGTGCAGGAGCTGGATGAGCGTGTGCAAGAGCTAGAGCAGGCGATCCGAGAGGCGCTGAACAGAATGAAGCAGGGCGGCCCAGGAACGCGGACACAAGTACAAGTGATGCTAGAGCGAGCATTGGGGGGAACCGAATGAAACAAACAAGAATTGTAGAGTACGAGAACATGCCTGTTCGATACCACCCGGATCTATGCCCGGTATGCAAACATTTTACAGGGGAGACTTGCCGTATCCATGTATCGAACGTGGAAAGACGGACAACAATCACCCAGACATACTGCATCAGGAAAATTGATTTTAAATTTCCGTATAAAAGCAAAAAACGGTGCCAGCTGCAAGAGCAATATGCTCAACCATTTTACGTGCAAAGGTTGGATGAGGAATGAGTATGATCAAGTTCATTGTGTATGGCGAGCCCGTGGCGCAGGGACGGCCAAGGGCGACGACGGTGAATGGCCGCGTTCGGATGTATGATCCCAAGAAATCACGAGATTTCAAGCATTATTTGAAATTGGCTGCATCGAAACATCGGCCGGAACAATTGATTGAGGGACCGATTTCCCTTGAGGTTAAGGTGTACAAACCTATTTTGAAGAGCTTTAGCAAAAAGAAAAAAGCCGCAGCCGAAGCCGGCCAGCTAAGGCCAACAACCAAACCGGATGTCGACAACTACGTCAAAGGAGTCAAAGACGCGCTCAAAAACGTCATTTGGAAAGACGACAGCCAAGTGGTGGACTTACATATTTCCAAATGGTACAGCGAGACGCCGAGAGTGGAAATCACAATCATGCCGATAGATGAGAAGTGAGGTGAACGGGATGCCGGCCATCACGAGGGTTTCGCCGTATCGTTCAGGCCGCCTCGTTTTGGCAACCGCCCGCACAATATTGATATGACAGTGCGGACGTATCAGCTGACACCGGAACAACTTGAGCGATATAAAAACGGCGAAAAGCTTGAAGATATTTTGAAGGGAGAGGATACGATGGAACAACAAAAGCCAAAAGTGATCGCATACACGAAGTATGAGGAAGTTGTGGCGGAACGGGATGAGCTGAAGAAGCAACTGGAGAAATTAAAAGCGAATATTGGGGCAGATGGCGACAAGTGTGAACAGTTGAAACGGGAAGCAGATCACCGGAAAGAGCTTTTTGAAGAGGCAATGACAGAAAACGAACGGCTGCATAAAGAAATCCTTGCCCTCGAAAATGAAATACAAAGACTGAAAGAGCTAGTCAACGAGCTGCGCGAACGGAAAGATAGGAGCGAAGAAGGCTGGGCAGATGCGACGCGAGAGCTCCGAGCACTGAGACTATACGCTCTCCAAAAACTACAAAAGGATGTATACGAGTCATGAGCAAGCGTAAGCGCCGGCTGAGATGGTATCTGCTGTATCGACGTGAGGATGGACAAGCTGTCTATCGATATGAACCACTGAAAAGATACGAGCTTGATAGCCGCATCCGAAAAGGTTGGAAGGTAGTGATGTGAGGTGGGGAAAACACTACGCAAAATCAAACGTGAGAGGGAGAAAACAACTTCTCCCTTTCGTCCAGAAATCATGGCGGCATGGAATCGAGGATTTGAAGCAGGAGCCAAACGGCAAAACGAATTAGACACGCAATTGATGCTGGAGTGGCTTGGGAAGTTGGAAGAAATACCGGGGATCGGTGGAAAGACAGCGTGGAAAATTCGTGAACATTTTTTGGAGTTTATGAGGGAAAGGAGGGAACCGAATGATCTATATTTTGCGCCATCCGAAAACACACAATGAAATTCGAACGAAACGAAGATGGAAAGTCAAACAGTATCAGCTGCAAGGGTACAAGCTTGTGAATCAGTATGATCCGAAAGAAACGCAGAACTGCAAGGCATAAGCTCCGGGTCTAAATAAAAAAGACCGGACTTTTCCCGGCCGATGGGAGCTTAGGACTTTGCGGTTGTACCCGCTGCAGAAACCAATTAAGTAAAGGTGGTATCTATGGACGTTATTAAGTTTTATGACGCTTGTTGTAGCAAGTGTGGAAATTGGTATACTTCCGATTTCAAAGCGCCCCGCGGAAAAACAAAGAAAGAAGCTATTGCAGAGATGAAGGCAAACGGATGGGGAGTTGTCGGCGGAAAAACCTATTGCCATAAATGCCATTAAAAAAGCCAGGACTTCTCCCGGCGCATCAGAAAGAAGAGGGACAACCATATTATACCACGGGAGGAGTCCGATGGAGGAGCTTTTGAAACAATATAGGGAATCGTTACGATCGGCAAAGAAACTCCTAGAAAGGGCATCGGATGAAGACAAAAAGATAATTAGAGGAATGATTTCGGACCTTGAATTTGCGATAGAGTGGATGGAAACTAGCAGGATGCTAGGAAACAGAAGAGGCATTGAACGAAGAGCTGCATATCAACGTGAAAAGCCGTTCGACCCATTACTTATGCAAAAATATTTCCGTTCCAGTGACCCAGTCTATGAATGGGACGATCATGAAAAGGAAAGCGTCATTACAAATTGGGATCGAGAGAGAATCGAAGATGCCTTATCGGTATTGACTGAACGCGAAAAAGAAGTGTATCTGATGTCACGCGGATACGGCCTCACCTATAGCGAAATCGCCAATTACCTTTGTATATCATCCAGTAGCGTTCAAACCATGATTGAACGAGCTGAAAAGAAAATAAAAAGACGTATAAACGAAAGCCTCTTCTGCCTTTGCGGGTGAAGAGGACTATTTCATTTTTTGATAGATAATAAGGCTGTAGCATTGTAAAATAAGATTGGAAAAGTTCGGATAAGGGGAGATGATGGGAATGGAAGAGTTAGCAAAACACATTCCTAACATTCCGATAGATAGGGGGTATTGGTTTGTAAGGACGAATTCAGGAGAGTATTATGACCATTTTGTTCATGATGGATTCATAGGTATCGGATGGAACCAAATTGAGTTGAAACACTTACACGATCACCGTCCATTAGAAGATATTGTTCGGGCAAAATACAAGAACGAAAACAGGCCCAAGTATGTAGCCAATCAGATTAAGGCGTTTTGTCATGACATCAAGAAGGGCGATGTTGTGTTAATTCCTTCTAATAAATCAGCTTATATACACTTTGGAATTATACAAGACGAAACGCCTTACGAGGAAAATATCCCCATTGAGATTGAAGATATGGACGAACATTCGGAGTGGTTCTTTGAGTATGAAGGAGTTTGCCCTTATCGCAAACGAAGAAAAGTAAAATGGATTAAGGTTGTAAGAAGAGATCATTTAGACCCGCAGTTATACAGGCTTATTTATTCTCAGCATACTATTTCCAAAGCGGATGGATATGCCGAGTATATTGATAAAGCGTTATTTGACTTTTATATCAAGGGAGACAAGTGTCATTTTATTCTACATGTGCGCAAGAAAGACCACATCAAAGCTCATCACTTCATATCTTTCATGTCTGATTTGTTCGCGTTGGCTGATAGTCATTCTGACGATGAAATTGATATTAAAATCAATGTCCAGTCTCCCGGAGCCATCGAATTAATAGGGTATATTCCTGCTATCATCATGATAGCAGTAGCACTCGTTGGGGTGATCGGCGGGCGAGTAAAGTTTTTCGGCATAGAATTCGATACACCGGGGATTGTGGGAAGGTTGCTGGAGTGGCAAAAACTAAAGCAGCAAGGTCAAACTCAAGAGGGAGTTAACGAGCCAAACGATGAACAAAAAGAACGTTTGATTATGAATGCAGAAAATCTTGAAATTCAATTACCCGGACAATTGCAAAAATCATTACAAGCATACGTTGAATCTCTGAGTAAACAAACTTCTCTACCAGTAGAAGCGAAAGATGAAAAAAAGGAAGAATAAGCTTCATTCTTCCTTCTCCTTATAACGGTTTTCGATTTTAAAGAAACTTTTCACTGTCAATATTGCGAACACGAGAGAGACAAGTTCTCTAATATAAAAAACACCTACGGTACGGTTTCCAAATACGTCCAGTTTCAATAGGGTGAGGTCGTACAACAAGAAGAAAAAGGCAATAAGAAGTACAGACATATTCACTTGAGAAAGAATGCCAATGATTTTCTTCATGTCACCTCGCCCCCTTTTTTAATCATATTCAACAACAACAGAAATGTTTCCTTATGACTTAATAATATCATTTTTACTTTTGTCAAAGCAAAACTTATTTATAACACTGTATTTTTGTCGTGTGAATGCCACTAATAAGTGAAAAGTGGCAAGCCGAACCTCTTTCCATTGGCGTCACCCGATCGGGTGGCGTTTTTTATTTGAGCGAGGTGATGCACGTGTATAAGTTGCGCGAGGCATTGGGTGATAAAGACAAACAAAAGTTAAACCGCATGAAGAAAGACAGGATGACCTGGCGCGATTGGCTCGATGTGATGGGTGTGAACCGACCGACGTACAAGCGACATCGAGGAGCGGTGAAGAGGAAATGAAGTTTGAAAATCCGAGATCGATACCATCGTTTTAGCGATGGTGGATCATACTACAGGTTCGTTAATGATTTCGGCGCTGTAGCCAGTCAAACACTTTGCTGTTATACGTGACAAGTGATGTCGATATTTGACGAAAGAATGATGTAGGAAAAACTCTCCTTTTGTCGTATTGGGTAGGCGGAAGGAGGGCGTTATATGGATGATAATTTTAAAAAAATATCACAATCACAACAGAACATTAAAAAAGTGTTTGAGGATTTAAATTTGAGCGACCGGTTAAAATTTACTTACCCAGAATCATTAACAAATTATCAAATCAGCGATCAATTTAATGCAACGGTAAATCGTATGAGGGAGATACAACAACGGCTTGCAGAACAAAAGGAGCGTGAAAAACAAGAAGAACTCGAGTACAGAAAAGCCGTATTAAGTGCTTTACAAGGAATAGAAAAAAACACGGCTTTTCTTTCAGAAGTTACGCTTTTATTACAAAAGAATATTGAAAATCAAGATGAACTATTTCAATTACTTGTAGAA